GAACATATCTATAAACTACCCATTTTTCTTTAAGCCCATACAGGATGGTATGGACAAGCCTAAAACAGAATTGGCCTATAGGGTGCCTGCATCTAAGTTTACCAGAAAGAGTATTGCAAAAGCCGAGGAAGATCACCTAGAGGGCCTCAATACCACAATTGACTGGAAGAACACTGGAGACAATAGTTATGACGGTGAGAAGTTAAAGATGCTTATCCAGGACGAATCTGGTAAGTGGTTGGCTCCAAACAACATACAACACAACTGGCGTGTAACTAAGACATGTTTAAGACTTGGTAGCAGGATCGTTGGTAAGTGTATGATGGGATCTACATCAAACGCATTAGATAAAGGTGGTTCAAATTTTAAGAAACTATACGAAGACTCGGACCCAACCAAGAGGAACGACAACGGGCAGACAAAGTCTGGTCTTTATTCTTTATTCATTCCCATGGAGTGGAGCTTCGAGGGATATATTGACGAGTATGGATTTCCTGTGCTTGATACGCCAACTAGGCCAATAAAGGGCATCGACGGTGGATGGATTAAGATAGGCGTTATAGAGTACTGGAACAACGAGGTAGCTGCCAAGAAATCAGATCCAGATGACCTTAATGAATTTTATAGACAGTATCCAAGAACAGAGTCGCATGCATTCAGAGATGAGAGCAAGTCTTCATTGTTTAACCTTACTAAAATATACCAGCAGATAGACTACAACGAGTCCTTAATAAAGGACAGGGTGTTGACACGTGGATATTTTCATTGGAAGGATGGCAATAAGGACACAGAGGTCGTGTGGACCCCGGATAGAAAAGGTAGGTTCTTGATATCATGGATACCAGACATGGGCTTAAGAAATAGGGTAAACAAAAGAAACGGTCTATTCTACCCAGGCAATGAACACGTAGGATCGTTTGGCTGTGACCCATATGATATATCAGGAGTTGTTGGCGGTGGCGGATCTAATGGATCTCTTCACGGCATGACTAAATTTAACATGGAGAACGCACCAAGCAACGAGTTCTTCTTAGAGTATGTTGCCAGACCACAGACGGCAGAGATATTCTTCGAGGAGGTATTGATGGCGTGCGTGTTTTATGGTATGCCGGTACTAGCGGAAAATAATAAACCAAGGCTTCTATATCACTTTAAGAATAGAGGCTACAGGAACTTTGCAATGAATAGACCAGATAAACACATTAGCAAGCTCTCTAAGACAGAAAAAGAACTAGGGGGGATACCTAACTCATCTGAGGACATAAAACAGTCTCACGCGTCAGCTATTGAGACATACGTTGAAAAACACGTAGGCATGGACATGGAGGGAACATATAGGGATTCTGACGAGATGGGTTCAATGTACTTCACGAGGACACTTGAGGACTGGGCAAGGTTTGATATTAACAACAGAACAAAGTTTGACGCAACAATTAGTAGTGGACTGGCAATCATGGCAAATCAAAAGCATGTTTACGTTCCAGAGAAAAAAGAATCAAAAATAAGCGTTAAATTTGCGAGATACCAGAATGAAGGTTACAATAGTAGAATAATCGACAAATGATAGACAAAACAGCATCGGACCTAATAAGTCCAACAACATTCCCAAGTCAGTTAGCTACAGACGCGGAAAAGGCGTCTCCGGATTACGGTCTTAGAGTTGGACGTGCCATATCATATGAGTGGTTCAGAAGAGACACGAATAGCTGTAGATTTTATAGTCAATGGATAGAGTTTCATAAGTTAAGACTATATGCTAGAGGTGAACAACCCGTTCAAAAATACAAAGACGAACTAGCTATTGATGGTGACTTATCTTACTTAAATCTTAACTGGGAACCAGTTCCTATTATCCCTAAATTTGTTGATATCGTTGTCAACGGAATGTCTGATAGATTATTTTCTATTAAGGCGTTTGCACAAGACCAATTAGCTACAGACAAGAGATCATCTTTCAAAGAGACTATCGAGAAAGACATGGTCGCTAGAGATATATTAAATCAAACTCAAGAACAATTTGGCATCAACGCTTTTAACGTAGATCCAGGTAAGTTGCCTGAGACAGATAAAGAACTTGACCTGCATATGCAGATCGAGTATAAGCCAGGTATTGAGATTGCGGAAGAAGAAGCAATCAACACCATACTTGAGCAAAATAGATATTCAGATATTAAGAAAAGAATCGAGTACGACATGATGACATTGGGTGTTGGTATGGTTAAACATAACTTCCTACCTGGAGCCGGCATTAAAGTTGACTACGTAGATCCTGCGTCTGTTGTGTATTCTTACACAGAGTCTCCAACATTTGAGGACTGCTTCTATTTTGGAGAAATCAAGCAGGTGCACATCTCTGAAATTATCAAAATTGATCCAAACATTACAAAAGAAGACTTAGATAAAATATCTAAACTTAGTAGCCTTTGGTTCACTCAGTACAATGTTATTAGACCTTACAGAAATACTTTATTTGATCGTGACGTGGTTAGTCTTTTATACTTTAATTATAAAACCGACAAAAGCTTTGTTTTCAAGAAAAAATTCTTAGACAATGGCGGAACGAGAATAATCAGAAAAGACGACACGTTTAACCCACCGCAGGGAACAGAAGAAAGATTTGAGAGAGTAGAGAAGAGAATCGACGTATGGTACGAGGGTGTCATGGTGTTGGGCTCTAGTTACTTACTCAAATGGGAGCTAAGTAAAAACATGGTCAGACCTAAGTCGGCGACGCAGTATGCGTTACCTAACTATGTAGCCATGGCTCCAAGAATGTATAAAGGAGTGATTGAATCTTTGACTAGACGTATGATTACGTTTGCTGACTTAATTCAAATCACCCACTTAAAACTACAGCAAGTTATTGCGAGAGTAGTGCCAGATGGTGTATACATTGACGCCGATGGTATGAACGAGGTTGATCTTGGAAATGGCGCAGCTTACAATCCAGAAGACGCTCTTAAGTTATACTTCCAAACAGGTAGTGTAATTGGTCGTTCTTACAACCAAGACGGAGAATACAACCAAGGAAAAGTACCTATTCAAGAGTTAAACTCTAATAGCGGACAAGGAAAGATCTCATCGTTGATTAACTCATACAACCATTACTTGAGTATGATTAGAGATGTAACTGGCTTAAATGAAGCGAGAGATGGGTCTATGCCAGATCCAAGATCTCTAGTAGGTGTTCAAAAACTAGCTGCGTTGAATTCAAACACAGCAACAAGACATATTTTAGATGGTACATTATTTATTACTAAGAGACTTGCAGAGGCGCTATCTTGTCGTATATCTGACGTTCTTGAGTATTCCGATTTTAAGGATGAACTTATTAATCAAATAGGAAGAGTTAACGTAAGTATACTTGAAGACATTAAAGACCTTTACTTACATGACTTTGGAATCTTTATCGAGGTTTCTCCTGACGCAGAAGAAAAGGCTCAACTAGAAGCGAACATTCAGGCAGCTTTGTCTCGTGATCAAATCGATCTAGAGGACGCTATTGATATTAGAGAAATCAAAAACATTAAAATAGCTAACGAGTTTCTTAAGTTAAAGCGCAAGAAGAAGCAACAACAAGACATGGACAATGAGAAACAAAAGATGGAGATGCAAACGCAGTCTAACATCCAGTCTTCTCAAGCGGCCGCTCAGTCTAAGATGGAACAGCTTCAGGCAGAATACCAAGGAAAGGCACAATTGAAACAAGCTGAGTCTGCTTTTGAAATTGAAAAAATGAAACAAGAAGCACAACTTAAAGTTCAGTTAATGCAGATGGAGTTTGACTTGCAGATGCAATTAGAGTCAGCTAAAGTTGGAGCAATACAGCAAGTAGACAACAATAAAGAAGAGGCGAAAGACAAGAGGGTTAAAATGCAAAGCACATACCAGTCTAAGATGATTGATCAAAGAAAGAAGGATACACCTCCGATTGATTTTGAATCATCAGAAGACTCTTTAGATGGCTTTGATTTTGGTCAGTTTGAGCCACAATAAAAAAATCACTATTTTTGTATCGAAAATTAAATAAAATATGGAATTTAAAAATGTTAAAGCTGTTGGGTTTGGCGAAGAAAAGTCAGTTCAGCAGATCGAACAAGAGTTGCTAGACAAGCACGAACAAGAGCAAGGTCAAGTAACTATTGAAGAAAGTCAAAAGGTTGTTATTGAAGAGCAACAGCCAATTGAAAAACAAATTGAAGAAAATGACGTTCTGTCCTTTATTAAGAATAGATATAATAAAGAGATCAACACTGTGGAGGAGTTGTTCGAAACTCGAAAAGAGACCGAAGACTTACCAGAAGATGTATCTTTATTTTTAAAGTTCAAAAAGGAAACGGGTAGAGGTATCAATGACTTTGTTAAAATAAACAGAGACGTTGATAGCGAAGATCCGAATAAACTGCTATTTGATTTCTACAAGGTGAACAATCCCGAGTTAGATGACGAGGAGATTTCTTTTGAGTTAGAGTCTAGATTCAAGTATGACGAAGATCTAGATGACGATAGAGACATCAAGAAGAAAAAAATAGCACACAAGCAAGAGCTTAGTAAGGCAAAAGGCTACTTTAATGATCTAAAAGAACAATACAAAACTCCCCTTGAGTCAAGAGGCGTTAATGTTCCGGAAGATGAAAAAGAGCAGTACAATGCCTTTAAGCAATATGCCCAGAGTGCCAAAGATACTGAACAAGCACAATTTGAGAGAGCTAAGTACTTCGAGCAAAAGACTAACGAGCTATTCTCTAATGAATTTAAAGGTTTTGGATTCAAAGTTGGAGATAGTGAATTTGTTTACAAACCTGCCGAGGCCGAAGTGATCAAGAAGGATCAATCTAATTTGACCGAGTTCATCAAGACATTTTTAGATGAAAAAGGTTTTATTAAAGATCCAGCTGCTTATCATAGGGCGATTGCGGTTGCAAGAAATCCAGAGGCCTTTGCAAAACATTTCTACGATCAGGGAAAATCTGAAGCGATAGATGGACTAGCAAGGGAATCTAAAAACATAGATATGGGAGCAAGGGTTATGCCGGAGAACTTATCTAGGGGAGGAATGAAAATAACCGCATTGGACAGTAGTCATGGCAACAGATTAGTTATAAAAAGCAACAAAAAATAAAAACAAAAAAAGAAAAACATGGCTGGTACAGTTCAATCGAGTCCGGGTTTCGCAATAACCCCCTCATCAGTAAAGGCAACATTGCCTTCAAACTATATCACAAATTTCGACTTCTTAAATCAGTACTTACCTGATACATTTGAAGCTGAATTTGAAAGATATGGTAATCGTTCAATTGCATCTTTCTTGCGTATGGTCGGCGCAGAGATGCCAAGCAACTCCGACTTAATCAAATGGGCTGAACAAGGCCGTCTTCACACCAAATATGCTAGTTGTACTTCAGCTGGTGCAGCTGGTGATGACACTGCTGTTTGGACAGTTGCAGATGCAGGCATTACTGCATGTAACTTCCGAGTTGGTCAAACTGTTTTCTTATCTCGTAACGCAGGTGGAACTCAAAGCGACAAAGCTATCATCACTGCTGTAAGTGGATTGACTTTCACTGTAGCATATTATGCTGGTGGTGGTCAAACAATTCCTGTGTCTGTTGCATCTACTGCATTCGTTTATGGTTCTGAATTCAAAAAAGGATCTAACGGAATGGTTGGTTCTTTAGAAGGTAAAGATGACATTTACTCTAATAGCCCAATTATCATCAAGGACAAATACGAAGTATCTGGTTCTGATATGGCTCAAATTGGATGGGTAGAAGTGACTACTGAGAATGGCGCTACAGGTTACTTGTGGTACATGAAATCAGAGCACGAAACT